CTTGAAGTGAGAGTATTGAAACGAGCCGCCATTAATTCGACTTGTACAACATTTTCGAGGGGTGTTGGTAGGAACGTGGTATACGCGTTCGTGGGTGAAGATTGATCAGTTGAATCGACAATCACGGTGTGATATTCGTGTTCGAAATCGGGTACGGTTTGCTGAGGAGCTACGATAAGCACCATTTATAATAGACACAGAAATTTTACAGTTAAAAATTTAGTAAAATTTAACTGGAAAGTGGAAGGTTTTTATTTTATATTTAATCTACAATTTTGTAGTTGGCGTGATCGTTAACAAGTTTTTGACCACCGCACACACCGCCGAGACTGGTAGAGTATACACTGTCGTTCAGACAGTCTGGGCTACTCTTGAGACCGGAAAATGGTTCTTCGGACACGGGTTGGATCGTAAGAGACCTGGGCTGGTACATACTCCGCTTACTTTTAGATAATACGGCGATGATAAGTATCAAGATGATCGTGATGGCGATCGCTTTCAGTGTCGACCGATTGGTTTTGTCGAGTTTCATGTACTATGTACTGACATTTTTTTATAAAGTGCGTTAAAGAGAAAAGATTAGTTTCATTATAGAGAGTAATGGACGGTGAAATTATTCTAGACAGGGGAGATACTTCTGTCATGAAATTGAACGACAACGAACAAGCCATGATGGATGAGATACAATTAGATTTTACGAGACCGCGAACAACTGGACCCCCTGCTGTGCAGAGAATGCAAGGGTATAGGGAGCGTGAACAACCATCTATGGGGTTTCAGGAAGATGTGGACGCATTTGCGAACCCTGTAAAACAAAATGCACCAGCCCCCCCTCGAATGGAAGAACCTGTTGACCACGGTGAATATATGGATGAAACGCCGTATGACAATGGACCTGGTATAGACTACGGTCCCACTGAACCACTGGAAGATGTACCCTCACCCGGGTATAAAACAATCGACGAAGAGAAATCGGATCTCGTAAACAAACTTGGACGTCTAGAAAAACGAGGATTTAACGTAAACAAGCGCTTAAATGCGTATTCCCCGGTAGATGAACTACGCACGGAAGTTAAGCGTATTACGTATAGTATCGAGGTTGATAAATCGGTTAAATTCTCACGACGCATGTTGATAGCGTGTGTGACCGGTTTGGAATTCCTAAACAAACGGTACAACCCGTTCGAGATCCAGCTTGAAGGTTGGTCTGAAAACGTTATGGAGACACAGGATGATTACGATGAAGTGTTTGAAGAACTTTTTGTGAAGTACCGCTAAGATGAATATTGCCCCCGAAGTCAAGCTTATTATGATGCTTGGTGGAAGTGCGATGATGTTCCATCTCACAAACAGCATGTTCAAGCAGGTCATGCCAAATATGAATGATGTTATGAAACAGAATCCAGATTTGGTGAACAATATGATGAGTGCGGTTCAGACTACTATGTCCAATAACAACAAGACTTCAGCACCCGCGTCGGGTGAAGGACAATACGAAATGAAGGGACCCGGTCTCGACATTTCAAGCCTGATGGGTGGTATCATGATGCCCCCGACACCCCCCATGAACACGACACCCATGCAGAGATCAGTCGAATATACCCCCAATGTCCCCGACGATGACGATGACATCTCTGATATCGTTTCGGAAAATGGCGCTGTAGATGAAGGTGACGATGAAGTGAAGGAAGTGAAGGTTGCAGCAGGAAAGCCCAAACGTGGACGTAAGAAGAAGGTTGAAATTAATTTATAGATATATATAAATGATAGGATACGCTCCTATCGATTTCGATGATCCACTCGAAATCCCAGAAGTTTCCCGAAAGCGGGAAGTTGTGGCTGAGAATTTCGAAAAAGTACCAGAAAAAAAAGGTGTAAAGGCTCAGCCCATAGTCGATGAAAACACGGAATGCAATTATCTTGTCATGTTTTTCATCGTTGGGGTTCTCGCGCTCGCCGCGATGGACTCCGTTAAGAAGTAAGTATATAGTTTACCCGTTTTAGTTTTCCTAAAATGTGCAAAGTATTACGCCGACTCTAAAGCCACCACTCGTTCTAAGAGAGCCTGGTACGCCTGTTCAGATGCGGTCAAGCGTGTCTGTAAATTTTCTGTTTTCTGTTTTTCCTGTTCCAAGGCACTCGATAATTCCTTTACAGCCCCCGTAATTATAGGTATAAACCCCGTATAATTAATCGTTAAAGGTACTTGTGTTGGACCGCTATCATTGTGTATATA